GCTTTCAGATTAGTTTTTACTCATATTTGTTGGAAGAACTGACGGGAAGAAAACCAATTCGACAATTTATACATTGGATAGACCCCAGAAGCATGAAGAGAAATGAAGCGGGGGAATTGAATGTTATTCATAAGTTGATACCCGTTCCATACCTTCGCGCCGATGTAATTTTATTTTTAGAGACGTATAAAGAAAGAATATTAACCCTTGTATCACCTAAAGTAGTGGAGGCATTTTAAACATGAATTACAAAGAAAAAATATACGAGTTTGTTGATAAAATAAACGTTAATAACAGTTATTTTGATTTCGTTTGCGCGGATAGACCAATGACGGACAAAAGAGCACAAACCATAATACTTCTTTTTATACATCAGGATGGACGTAATTGCAAAATTTTAGTTGGCGTGAGGGCTGCTTCAATAGTTAAAGAAACTGATTTCGCCGATGTGTATAAATCTTTTTATTTAGACGTGGTTAAATTCTTTTTGCCCGAAAAAGAATCAATAGAAAATTTAGATAAAATAAGCGCCGAAACACTTGTTGAGGTTGGGCTTGAAAAAATGAAAACATTATAATGAGTTATTTGTTTTATATCGACGAGAAAGCAAACGTGGTTATTCACCCCGATTGCTGTAAACTATACCCGCCGTTTTCTGACCTAACAGAAAAAGAAATTCTTTGGATTGTGTTAGCATACGACTATTGGAGTCCGTATAGACAGTTTCCAGATATGGACAGAATACGTCGAGCGATGTTTCACGTATTCGACGACAACATGCCTGAGTTATTAAAAGACACAAGGATATTAGCCGCAATAGAAGCGTATAAATCTTTGCAATATGACGAGAATATTGAGCAGGTAAGAGCGTTTAAGAAAAAGATTGAAACATACCTTTCTGAGATAGACCAAGATGACAGTCCTACCTCTGTAAGCAAAAAGCTTTCTGTTATAAGTGAGTTAAGGGGAGAGATTCGTAAAATAGAAAACGAAATAGTTGACAAGGTTCAATCAGAAGGGCAAGTTAGAGGAAAAAAAACTCTTTCATTTTTAGAAAAATTAGCTCGTAATGAAAAATTATTTAAAGCCGTAATACAGAAAAAATAATGTGGGACAAACCGCCATATTGGAAAGGTAAGGGGTTTTGTCCAAATCCAATCGCATTAAATGGCGTGCCTAAATACGCCGACAGCATACGAGACAAGAGGGTTATTGGAACACCTGACCATCAAAAATTTTGGGAAGAGCAGTTGTATTACGTGAATAACGGTTACGCGGCAGGAGGAGGAATTTACCTATCGGGATTCCTTTATTATTATTATAATTTCAGAAAGCTTCCCACGGAACTTGGACCAATATATCCTTGGTACCATGATTTGCACGTTGAAATACATAATTTCATAGAATACATCAAGTCGGTTAGAAAAAACGGAGTCTTCCCAAAAGGAAGGCGCGGTGGGATTTCTGAGATATTTTGCGCCTACATGGATTATAATTACCGCTTTAAATTAAATTCATATAGGGCTGGCGTAGCGTCTGGAAACGACGATTATATTCAAGATTTTATGTCCAAGTGGAGATACGGGGATAGTCTTATGGTTCCCGAATTCAGAATAAACACTTTAACGGACAATGAAAAAGAAGTCATTGCCGGGTATGAAATAAAGGAGGACGGAACATTCATAGAATCCGGAAGTAGAAATACTTTTTATACAAGAACCATGGGTATGAACCCCAACTTATTTAAGGGGCTTTTGCTTAATGATGTTATAATTGAAGAACTTGGTGAATTTGACAACGTTATAAGGTTTATTGCAGCAACAGAAGATTGTTTACGAAGAGGTTCTTATCAGTTTGGTAATATGTGGGCGTTTGGAACAGGAGGTTCAGATACGGCCGCTTTTAGAGAGCTTATATACAACGCAGAGGCAATGAATTTCGAGGTTTTCTTTATTAGAGGAACTAGATTCTACATGCCTTATTTTGGAAGAGCCAAAGACGACCATCCAAGCGTTCCGATAATTCCAAATCTTCTTATTGACCATAAATCTTATCAATGTATAGGGGTTGATGACGAATTAGCTGCCGAAGAATTTATTAAAAAAGAAAGAGAAAGACTTTCAAAAGCTGGCGATCCAAAAAAATACTTAGAGTATAAACAGAACAGGCCATTAACCATACAAGATGTATTGGTTAGTACAGTTGTTAATGAGTTTGATTCTGAAAAATTAAACACTCAAAACGATAGAATAAGCGCGCTTGTTTCGCCGAAGTATAGCAAATTTAGATTAGAATGGGTAAAGGATAACAACGGGGTAATCACAAAGCCCTACAAAGTTAAGGCTCTTCCCATAAAAACAGGAGAGGATGAGTCAGAATGTGTTTATATTATTGACAGCGAACACCCACGTACAACACACCGTCATTTGTATGTTGCCGGCATAGATAGTTATGACCAAGACACATCGAGAACATCGAAATCACTAGGAGCAATGTGTGTAATGATTAGAGAGAATCATATTCAGTTCGCAATGAAGAAAACTCCTGTTGCCGTAATAAGAACAAGACCGGCAAGAAAAGAGAAGTTTTACGAATTGTGCTTAAAACTCAGTGTCTATTATAATATTGAGAACAATGTTTTGATTGATGTTAGGTGCCCTGCCATAATACAATATTTTAAGGATAGGTCAGCCGACACGTTTTTAGCCAAAAGACCAGCGAAGTTTGAAAAAGAAAACTCAGAGCAGGGGCACGATTTCGGAGTTTCTTTAAATACATACAGTAAACCTTTAATGGTTTCGTTAATGCAAACGCATGTATTTGATTATTCAGAAGAAATATGGTTTAATTCCAATTTAGACATTGGCCCGAATCTTATTACCGAACTACAAAATTATGATGAAATTGCAATAGGTTCAGATAACGACTTGGCCGATGCTTATGGGATAGCTCTAATGCAAGATGTTAGCTCTGAGATAAAACCAAAGGACATCTCTAGTGATGATAAAAATGATACATTCGACCTACCAGAATACAGGCTTGGCAAAGACGGCAATGTTTATTTGGCCGATGGCAACGAAGACGAATTATCTGAACACACCGAGGGGGGCATTAGTTTATAAATTAGACTTTTATTGTTAAAAAATTAAATTATATTTACGGTAAATTAATTTTACTGTAAATGGCATTAGTAAGCTGGCCTCGTGAGGACGTCCCTCAAAGAGAAAAATCAAAACCTGAATACTTTAAGAAAAGGCTTGACTATGCCGAACAACTTCTAATAAATTACAACGATTCAAGGTCGAGAATGACCCGTTTGTACGAGTCGTATAATGGCGTTAAAACGTCCGCAAGTTTAGCGTGGATAGAAAGACGTTACGGTAAGCAAAACGCCGCCAAATACATCGCTTATCGCGTAGGAAGAACGAAAATAAATCTTCTTATGGGCGAGAAGTTAAAAAGACCCCTTTCTTCAACAGTTGAAACAATCAATCGTGATGCTATTTCGGCCAAGATGCGCCAAATGGATATTATGATTGGCGCGATGCTTGCAAAAGACGAATTAAGAAAATTGCAAAGTATTGGTGTTGATGTAATGGAAGGTGCGCCAATTCCTGAAAACGAAGACGACCCTATTTGGAAAAAAATGTCTCCAAAGGACAAGGAAGAAGATATCATGCAAATAATTCTTGACAACCAATTAATTGAATTGGATGTAAGAAAAAAAATGGCAGATTGCTTTCTTGATTTACTAATCACCTCAATGTGTTATTGTAAAATAGAGATAGACCAAAAAGGAGACGTTGAGTTACACAGGATAGACCCCCGTGACGCTATATTTGAAGAAATACAAGGAGATGATTATTTGGAGAAGTCGCCTGTAAAAGGCTGCCGACAAACAATGTCGATTCAGCAAATATTAACCCGTTACGCATTAACCAAAGAACAAAGAGACAAGTTAGATAACGCAAGATTAAATCCCGACATGTATTTAGGTTCGGGAGGATTAGGACGCGGTTACATGAGAATGATGAACAGCCAAATGGTGGCCGACGTTATTCATATCGAGTGGGATTCTGTAACGCCAATGTATTACAAGAAATCACCAAAAACAAAATCACAATTAGAGATTGATTCTAGCAGCAATGTTTATACTTTAGAAATGGATGCGAGATATTACGAAGATAATATTGACATGCATAAAAAAAATATTGAGAGAGGTGATTATGAAGTAGAAACAAGATATAGGATAACTAAATACGAAGCCACTCGAATCGGCGGATGTATAGACGTGAACATGAGAGAGAAGCCATATCAAGTTCGTTCTATTGATAATCCAACAGATGTGATGAGTTCTACTTACCACGGATATATTTGCGGAACAGTTGATGGCGTAAGAATTTCAATACAGCAAATGATTGAAAATTTTGATAACATGTACGACATTAACATGTATCAAATCAACAAGGATTTGGCAAGAGCAAAAGGAAAGGCTTTGTTTTATGACTTAGCCGGATTACCTGAAGGTAAAAAAATGAAAGATATTATGTACCAAGTTTTAAATGACGGTATAGTTTCTTTCAACTCCGCCGCCGCAGGAAATTTCTCAGGAAGAAATCTTGACTTAACAAACGCTATTAAAGAAATAGATTTAGGATTAAGCGCATCGCTTGAATATTCATTAAGATTACAAGACAACATCCTTAATCAATTAAATCAAATTACAGGCATAAACGAGAACCGAGAAGGTCAAATCGCCGCCTCATCTACCGCTACAAACGCCAATTCAGCAATAAGCGCGTCACGCACAATAACAGAGCCTATATTCTACGGAATGAACGGCATGGAAAAAAGAGTTCTTAACAGTATTGTAAACACCTCCGCTTTATCGTGGGCGTTTTATAAAGTAGAAAAAGGAGAACAAATACTTGGCACCGAAAAATTCAAATACTTGCAAGCAAGTAAAGAGTTGGGTTATAAGGACTATGGCGTACATATAGAGGATGGCAGCCGATATATGGAAATGAGAAAAGACATGAAAGAACTAATGCTCATTTCATTAAACGCAAAAGAAATCCGACCCATGGATGCTTATAAAGTATTGATGAGCGAAACAACAGCAAGTATGGGCGCGGCGCTCGAATCATCTTGGGAGCAAATACAAATAGCGGCAGCAAAATCCGACCAAGCAAACAACCAAGTTCAACAACAAATTGAAGCGGCGAAATTGCAACAACAAATCGATTTAGCGAGAGAAGACAGAGAGGATAAGCAATTGGCCACACTAACAGAGATAGACGCTTCTGCCGACGCTCAAATAAGAATTGACGACAATAAAATGAAGGGTAAAATGTTTGAAAACCAACAAAAGGTAGAGAACGATATTATTACGAAAGAATAACCATGTTGATATCAATGTTTTGCATCTTAAATAAAGTTGTATATATTTACACAAATTAAAACTTATTATCATGTCACAGCAAGCAGAAGCCAACGCGCGTGAGGCCGTTGAAACAAATTGGGACGCGGTTACAAATGCGTTTGAAGGGAAGAAAATCCCCGAAGAAAAACCAATAATAGAAGAAAAACCAGAGAACCAACCTGAAGATGAAAAGCCCCTTATTGAAGAACAAGAGGCAAAACCAGAGGTTAAAACACCTGAACAAGAAGCCGAAGAGCTAAAAACGCAAGCAAAAGAATTAGGGTTGTCCGATGAGGCAACTAAAGAAGAAGTTGAAGCGGCAAGAATAGCCAAAGAAGATGCCGAAAAACCATTGATTGAATTTAAGCCCGAAGATATTGACGGCGCAATTGAACCAGAAGATGGAACGTTTGCCGCTTTAGCTATTGCAGACGGAATTAAAATTGAGAAAAATTTTAAAGATTATTCTCATGAAGATTATAAAAATGATTTAATTGCGCCATACGTTAAGCAAATAGAAGAAACAAAAGCATTAACAGTTGAAAGCTTATTTACTCAACTGAAGAACCCCGATACAATAGCCGCCTTGAAATTATTGGAAATGGGCGTTCCTGAAGACAAATTATTTCAACCAACAAAAGACATTGAAAATTTTCTAGCCATGGACGCGGCGCAATTAGTTCGCGCAGACAAGGAATTGTTAGGTTGGGATAAAGAAATGATTGATGCCGAACTTGAAGTATTAGGTTCAAAGCAAGTCGGAAACAAGACATTACTTGAGCACGAGGCAGACAAACTTCGCAAAACATTAGGTGATGCAAAAGAGCAAATTTTAAACGAGAGACAAACATACATTCAACAATACGAATCCAAAAAAGAGCAAGCTATCTTGGCTCAGAAAGAACAGGAAAAAACCCAATTCAAAAAAGCGATGGACACAGTTTCAACGTTTATGGGAATTCCTGTTTCCGCCGAAGTTAAAGAAGCGATTTTGCGTAAGAGCAACACAGGAGCTTACGACAACATAATCACGCCGGAGAGTAAAGCTGAATTTATATTGTATAAAGAGTTAGGTCAAAAGGTCTTAAAAGCACGTCTGAACACAGCTTCGGAAAAAGGGCGAGACGAAATAAGAACTAAACTCGCGGCAATCCCACCGGTTACTAACAATAACGCAGGGGCAGCAGTTAACCAACAAGCAAGCACAGACCCTTGGGCAGCCGTTGATAAAATGGCTAAGTCGATGGGACACTAAAATAAGACTAGAGTTGCAGATTTAGGAAGATTATTAACTTAATCTTTAAAACTAAAATCTATGTCAACTACAACTTCACATCCGGGTTCGATTTCAATCCAAACCGGAACATTTAGTGAGGATACCTGTATTTCAGAATACGACCTCATTAGAAACGGTATGAAAAAGCCGGCTATCCGTCAGATGATGGAATATGCCAATCGCCGTTCATTAACAACACTATTAGTATCTGGAGTTATCACTCCGTATGGTATTAACAACAGCGAAAAAACAAAAATTGGTGATGTATTAACTAAAGGTAAATCAATCGGAAACAACGGATATCAATATCCGGTTATGGGCCGTATTGAGAAATCAGCAGTTATTACACGTCAAATTGGACCTACTCAAGCCGATGCCCGTTTCCAACTTTTAATGGCAGACAAGCATTTAACAGAAGGAATGAACGTTAAATTTTACAACGGCTTTGTTGCCCGTGTAGAAGGAAACCCAACAGGCTCTCCGGCAGCTGGCTATGTGTATAATTTCTGGGCACCAAGTGGTGACTTATTTAGCTATGCAACAGCAGTAACTCCACAACCCGGAACTAAAACATGCTTTGGATATACAACATCTTACAGCGAGAAATCTCTTAAAGGTGATAGCCGTTCGGCAGCACCAAGCTTATTCATTCAACATACTACTATTCAACGTAAAACCGTTGCAATTACCGGTACCGCAAGTTCACAAGTGTTATGGTACACGTTTACCGATAACGAAGGCGGTCAATCTCGCGGATGGATGTATCAAGCTTTACAGCAAGGACAAGCTCAATTCTTAATGGAAGATGAGCGTCAAAAATTCTGGGGTATTTCAAGTATGAAAAACTCAGACGGCTCTTTAAGACAAACACCTCCGGTAGACCAAACAACAGGATATCCTATCATTCAAGGTGACGGTATCGATGAGCAAATTTCAGGTGGTAACACTCTTGAAGGAAGCGGAACAAATGGAGAATGGACTTACACCGACTTAACAAACATCATGAAGACGTTAGAGAAAAAATCTGACAAAATCAGTGGACTTAAGTGGTGTTTGATTACCGGTACAGATGGATTCGCAAACTTCCAAACACAGTGTAAAGAGTTTGGCGCAGCATCAAACATTCAAATATTCAACAACGTTTCTCAAGATGGAAGACCGGGCGGAGCACTTGTTGATGTTGGTTATAATTACGCTTCATTTAACGTGAACGGAAATCAAATCATTTGTATTAAACATCCATTGCTTGATGATGAATTAATGTTCCCTGAAAAAGGACAAGACGGCAACATCTTGATGAGTTCAACTGCTTATGTTATCAACTTAGGCGAAGGTGAAAACAAAAACATGGAAATTCTTTACAAAGCAGCTAACGGAATCAACCGTCAAAATGTAACAGCTAGACTTAACGGTTTAACTGGCGACACAGAGATGAGCGTTTCTGAAGAAGATGCAATGAAGTACGCAATGTTAAAAGAAGACTTAATCGCTATTTATAACACACAATGTTGTGCTGTATTGCGTAAAGCATTCTAATCAAGAAAAATCACAGCCCTTCGGAAAATCCGGAGGGCTTTTTAAACCAAACAAATAAATAAAAAATGGAATTTTTCAAATCAAGCGCACTAAGCGCCAACGAGGGAGTCGTTGAAGGAAGAGAATACGTCATTTATACTGACAAAAACGGAACAAAAACACGAATTTACAACATGGACAATCCGGAATTGTGCCGACGCACAGGAACGATTGAACTTGAGTTAACAAAAAGAGGAGACGCAAGACACGCTCCAAGGTTTGTAATAACACAATGCTATGATTCTGTAAATGATATTAAAATTGGAATACCAATCGGAAACGACCCCAAAACAGGAGAGTTGAGATTTTTACCAATTGTGCTTGAAGAAAGCCATGTGTTTCATTTAGAAAATAAACAAGACGCAATGAAGTGGGCGGTTATAAAACACCACCGCGATATTGACGTTGACGGATCGAAAACAAGAAGCGGACAAAAATCAAGGTACCGCGTTTACGACAAAGAGCAAGAAGCTCAAATATTCCACAACACGCGTAACATTAAGAGAAAAGCCGAGACAATCGCCGAAGGATTATTCGGAACTCAACTACGCGACTTTGCTATTGAATTAGGATTAGACCCCGACTCAATGAGCGTTTCTCAATTAAGCATGGAGGTAATCAAAAAGGCAGAGAAAGAACCAAAAAGATTTATGGATGCTTGGGATAGTCCAACCCGTCACGAATCAACTATTGTTAAAAAAGCATTAGGACTTGGTATTTTAACTCACGACCCAATGAATGGAATTTGCTACAACAGTTTACCGTTGGGCGTTTCAGAACCACAAGCTGTTCAGTATTTGAAAGACAATTACAATACATGTAATGTTATTGAGAAGCTGATTGAAAGCAAAGAGGCGAAGTTTGTTGAGAAAATCAAAAAGAACGTAGAGCCTATTTCTGATGCAAAAGACGCTGAAATCGCACGATTAAAAGCAATGCTTGAGGCGGCAGAAAAGGGGAAAGCGGAAATATCGAAAGTAAAACTTGATGAAGTGGTTGATAAAACTATCGGAAACATAATTGCTACCGATGAAGAACACGCTGCTTTAGTTGCAAGAGCAAAAGACTTGAAAGTGCAAGGATGGCATATTATTAAAGACAAAGAGATTCTTAAAAAGAAAATCGCTGAAAAAGAGGCCACAATTCAAAACTAAAAGTTGAAAAGAAGGGAGAGCAATCTCCCTTTTTTATTTATATCTTTATCAAAACTATTTTAAAATGAATGCAGTTGAATTAAGAGACAGAATCGATTATTACAACGATTTAACTCGCAGCGCAAGGTTTTCTTTTGCTGATTATAATAATGTTGTTAACAGCGTTATATCCGATTATGTTGACGAAGAACTTGGTCTTAGCAAAGATTCTCCCCGAAAAGGATTTCAAGTAAGTCAAACGTCAAGAGATAGACTGCACACACTAATAAAAACCGCAACACCGGCAATAACGACAGGAACGGTTATTACAGGAAGATACGGAAGCTATACACCGTGTACAATTCCATACCCCGCCGACTATCAAAACTTTGTTCAACTACACACGTTAATTGATGGATATACAGAGTATTCTCGTCCGATGGATTATAATGATTCCGGACCACTACTCGACAACACATTCATGAAGCCGACAAACAGAAAAACGTATTACAACGAAAACGCAACAGGCTTGACAATATTAAGAGGCACAGGCGGAACGTTTACTACCGCTACGTTGACTTATTTAAAAACACCCGCAACGTATAGTTTAAGCACCGAATCAAACATTAAAACAGCAGGACAAAACCTAACGGTTGCAACGTATTACGCACTAGAAACAACTGTTTTTATGGGTACAACGTATTTATCAGGAGCGTCAATAACAGGCTCAGTTAACCCCATAACAAGCGGAAGCGCTATACTAGCAAGCTTGACAACAGCGTGTGATTTACCCGCGTACACGCACGATGAAATAGCAAAATTAGCAAGTTCTGTAATGTTGGGCGTAACGGCTAATTATAACTCTTCTGCATTTGTTGAAAAAGAAGCAAATAAAAATCTTTGATATGTTTACAATTAGATTAAATTTACACTCATTATTAACCTTATAAATTAAAAACGCATGAAACCGATTATCAAATCAGTTCTATTAGCGACATCGTCAGCAACCGATGCGCTGAACAGTGGTGGTTATTTGAACATCACAGGTTTGAATCCAGTGCCTAAGAAAAGCATTGTTTCAATCAAACAAATCAAATATCGCGCAGAAGTACCGAAAGTGGTAACAGTAGGCTCAAACAGCTACACCCCGGAAGCAGGAACTCTGTATTCAATTTCTATTTACGACCCAAATCGTAAAGATCAAGCTTGGGAAGAAAGTAAAAAAACTTATTCTCAACTAACACCTCCAGTAATAACAACTTGGGGATCAACACCAGCGTTGCAACGTGAATATCTTCACGGTCTTTTAATCGCTAAGATTAACGCCGATGGAACTAATCACTCAACAGCAGCTTCTTTAGGTACAGGAACA